GCACGGCAACCGGAAAAAGACTGACCGAATTATTTGGAGTCTCCAAGGGCGTTTTGAGCATGGCAGGATTGTGCTTAACTCAGACGAGGATTGGGATATATTCCTAGACCAGCTTCTCATGTTCCCTGCACAGGGGGTACACGATGATTTGCCTGACGCCTTGTCCTATATAGACCAATTGGCCGTGACATCCTATATGCAAGAGGATGAATCCGATGATTGGGAACCGGTGGACATTATTTCGGGTGTATAAATGGATCAAAATGAATTCGATCAACCCACAGAGAATGACAAAGAACTAGTCAGTTTCGTGGTGGAGCATTGCGATCGTTGGAGAACGTACCGCGATATTAACTTCCTCCCGCAATGGGAAGAATACGAGCGCATCTTCCGTGGCCAATGGGCATCGGAAGACAAGACAAGAGAGTCAGAGCGCTCACGCATCGTAACCCCTGCAACACAGCAAGCCGTTGAAACTCGCCACGCTGAGATTATTGAGGCGATCTTTGGTTCTGGCGAATTCTTTGACATCAAAGACGATTTGCGCGATGTCAATGGCGACCCAATGGATGTCGAGTTCTTAAAGCTCCAGATGATGGAAGACTTTAAGCGCGACAAGTTGAGGAAACACGTCGATCAAGTGGTTCTGTTGGCTGAGATTTACGGCACCGGTATCGCCGAGATCACAACGTCAATGGAAAAGGAATTGGTTCCTGCGACCATGCCAATGCCAGGCCAAGAGCAAGCAGCGATTGGTACGGTTGAGAAGATGCGCGTATCGGTTAAGCCCATGCCGATCAACCCTAAGAATTTCCTATGGGATCCAAACGGCACGACCGTTGAGGATTGCATGGGTGTGGCCATCGAGAAGTACGTATCGATCCACAAGGTGGTGCGTGGTATCGAGCGCGGTATCTACCGCAAGGTCAACATCACCCCGACATACGAAGACACCGACTTAGAGCCAACCCAAGAGATTAGCCAGTATCAAGATGAAAAAGTCTTACTGCTAACTTACTACGGTCTGGTGCCAAGAGAGTACCTGCAAAAGATTGAAGACGAAGACATCGTCGAGCTGTTCCCTGACGATTCAGCGGCTGAAGACTATCAAGACATGGTCGAAGCGATCATCGTGATTGCGAACGACGGCCTATTATTGAAGGCTGAAGAAAGTCCGTACATGATGAAGGATCGTCCTGTACTGACCTATCAGGCCGACACGGTGCCCAATAGATTGCCAGGCCGTGGGACGATCGAAAAAGCCTACAACATGCAGAAGTCCATTGATGCGCAAGTGCGCACTCACTTGGACTCACTGGCACTGACCGCCTCACCTATGATGGCGGTTGATGCTACCCGCTTGCCGAGGGGTGCGAAGCTGACAATCATGCCAGGCAAAGCAATCTACACCAACGGCAACCCGAATGAGATTTTGTATCCGTTCAAGTTTGGCCAAACAGATGGTTCTAGCATCACAACAGCCGAGAAATTCCAGCAAATGCTGCTGCAAGCGACCGGCACGTTAGATTCTAACGGCATGGTGTCAGCGGTGGGGCGCGATGCGGCTGGTACGGGCATGTCGATGGCGGTGGCCTCGATTATCAAGAAGTACAAGCGCACACTGGTGAATTTCCAAGAAGACTTTTTGATTCCGTTCATCAATAAAGCAGCGTACCGCTTTATGCAGTTCGATCCAGAGCGCTATCCGTCGGTCGATATGGTCTTCATTCCGACAGCAACGCTAGGTATTATTGCGCGTGAGTACGAACAGGCTCAATTTATCAGTTTGTTGCAGACCCTTGGCCCTGATACGCCGGTCTTGCCGATCATATTGAAAGGCATTGTCGCCAATAGTTCGCTCTCTAACCGTGCTGAACTGATGGCGCGCTTGGATTCAATGGGTCAAGTTGATCCTGAAGCCCAGCAAAAGCAGATGGTTCAAGAACAGTTGGCCTTGCAAGCAGCACAAGCGCAGATTGCAGTCAATACGACTCAAGCCGAGCAAAATCGTGCTGAAGCAACCAAGATTATGATCGACACCAAGCTGAAACCTTTGGAAGTACAAGCCAAAATTCAGCAAGGATTGACGGCTAACCTGCCCAATCAGGCTGACATGGCCTCCAGAGAGTTTGACAAGCGCGTCAAGGTCGCTGAATTGATGCTGAAAGAAGCCGACATCAAGAATAAGTCCAAGATTGTCGAGCTGCAAATGTCAAAAGCCAAGGATAATGTCGTCGGCGCTGAAAATGACTTCCTTGAAGAACTGCAAAAGGGAATGCAATAATGGATATTGACAAGCTATTCGACGTAGATCAGGTTCCCGACAGTCTTTTTGACTCTGTAAACAATACGGTGTCAGAAGCTCGGGCAATGCAGAAGAAAAAAGCCGCAGAAAACGCACAAGCGGTCATTCAAGCACTTCAGAAAATGAAGGGCGACCTAGAAGGCAAGTACGACAGCGTTTATTCGATGCTGGAGTCCCGCATTGCCAACATTCAAGACGGTCGCGATGGTATTGACGGACGTGATGGGGTTAACGGTCGTGACGGTAAGAATGGCAAAGACGGTCTAGCTGGCCGTGATGGCCGCGATGGTGTGGATGGTATCAATGGTTTGGACGGTGCTGACGGTATATCAATTGCTGATATACGTCTGGACTTCGACAACAGCCTAGTCATCACCTTATCCAATGGCCGTGAGATCAATGCGGGTGAAATACTACCGCCGGACATTACTGATCGCCTAAAAATCATCATCAACCAAGGCGCAAGCGGTGCTGGTGGGGGTGGGGCAAGTCTGCCAGACCAAACAGGCAACAGCGGCAAGTTCTTAACCACCGACGGCACAGATGCGTCGTGGGGCACTCCTGCTGGCTCTGGTGATGTGGTTGGCCCAGCATCTTCAGTTGATTCTGAACTTGTACTGTTTAATAGCACTACTGGCAAACTAATTAAACGTGCAACGCTAACCGGCCTTGTTAAAGCAACGTCTGGCGTAGCAAGTGCTGCAACGGCTGGCACTGATTTTGTTGCGCCAGGTGGCGCTTTAGGTACGCCAAGCAGCGGTACATTAACTAACGCAACTGGTTTGCCTTTATCTACCGGTGTGACAGGTACTTTGCCAGTGGTTAATGGCGGTACAGGTCAAACGACATTTACCGATGGCCAACTGTTAATTGGTAACTCCACCGGCAACACGCTAACCAAAGCAACGCTAACGGCTGGCACAAACATATCGATTACAAATGCTGCCGGAGCTATTACAATTGCGGCATCGGGCGGTGGTTCTTCTAATATTTTGGAAAACGATCAGATAATCGCCTCCAATTACACTATATCATCGGCCAAAAACGGCCTATCAGTTGGCCCTGTTACTGTAAATACTGGGATAGCGGTAACGGTGGGTACTGGTCAAAAATGGTTAGTTCTTAATTAAGGAATCAACATGAGTAATTTAAAAATTCAAGGAAATGCGAGCGGAACAGGAACCACCACTCTGCAATCTGGAAACACTAACAGCAATCTGACGCTTGCACTTCCGATCGCTGACGGAACAGCCAACCAGGCACTGGTTACAGACGGTGCGGGGGTTTTGTCGTTTGCCTCTACCGGCTCTGGTGATGTTGTCGGCCCATCTTCTTCGGTTGATTCTGAGTTGGCGCTCTTTGATAGCACGACCGGTAAACTAATCAAACGTGCGTCACTGACAGGTTTAGTTAAAGCGACATCAGGCGTGGCGTCTGCCGCTACATCTGGTACAGACTATCTAGCACCGCCAAGTGGTACGGCAATATTAAAAGCTAATAGTGGTGGCGCATTAGCAAATGCCACGGCTGGAACAGATTATGTTGCACCTAGTGGCGCATTAGGCACACCAAGTTCAGGCACATTAACTAACTGTACGGTTGATGGCACTAACCCTATTGGCTACCGTGATTTACCTGCGGTTGGTACTAAGACAAGCTCTTACACGTTAGCTGTAGGTGACGTAGGCAAGTATGTACAAGTAGGTACAAGTGGCTCTATAACGATACCTGATGCGACATTTGCTGAAGGTGACGCAATCTCTATCTTCAACAATACGAGTGGCAACATTACGATTACCTGCACAATTACTACAGCTTACATTGCTGGTACTGATGCTGATAAGGCTACGGTAACTCTGGCAACTCGCGGCATTGCTACGGTGTTGTTTATTAGCGGAACGGTCTGTGCTATTACAGGAAACGTGTCATGAGTGGCATTATGAATATGCTGGTGGCTGCCAAGACTACGGTAGCAGCGGCAGTCGATGCGTTCTTTAATCTGACTACGTTACTGCTTAACACTAGCAGCACTAACGGAGCGCAGAACAATACGTTCTTAGACTCTAGCACTAACAACTTCACTATTACTAGAAATGGTAATACGACTCAGGGTACGTTTACGCCGTTCAGTCAGACAGGGTGGGGTACGCATTTTACCGGTACATCAGGGACAAGACTAACCTACCCCGGAAGTGCAAGTACGTATGTATCAGGCACAGGTGACTTTACTATTGAGATGTGGATAAACATTGATCCTGCATCGGCTGGTCATTCTCGCATCTTAATTGAAGGCGATGTAAGCAATGGTATTCAATTTCGTCTTGGTCCAAGTAATACAACTAACATTAACGGCTTGAGCGTATCTCGTGTGTTTAATGCAGACAATGAATATTGTAGTTACACATTTGAATTTAATACGTGGTATCACGTAGCAGTTGTAAGGGCTAGTGCTGTTTACTATTTCTTTGTAAATGGTGTGCAGCAAACAACGCAAGGATCAGGTACTAGCACATATTCATTTGCAACTGCAGCTCTTGTTTCTATTGGGGATAATAATTCATATCCCAACGATGAAATATATAAAGGGTACATATCCAACATACGTGTTTCTAGTGTGGGTAGGTACACATCAAACTTTACGCCAAGCACAACGCCTTTAACAGCATTGTCTAACACTCAGTTTTTGTCTTTGCAAAATAATAGGTGGATTGATAACAGCACCAATGCATCAGCAATTAGTGTTGTTGGTAGCAGCGGCACACCATCCATCCAAGCATTCAGTCCATTTTTACCTACTGCTGCATACGATGCTGCGGTAGTAGGTGGTAGTGGGTATTTTGATGGTACTGGTGATTATTTAAACAGCACAATTACTGCTGTTAGTGATTTTACAGTTGAGTGTTGGGCATACTTTACAACAGCCGCAAGTAAAACAATTTTAACTATAGGTGATGGCTCTGCAACTTCAGGATTTGAACTATATACAAATAGTGCAAGTTACATTGTTATGGGCAATGCTACTGGAAGCGTTTCAACAAATCCAACTACGCTAAAAGCAAATCAATGGTATCACTTTGCAGCTACTAGGTCTGGAAGTACGATAACTGCTTATGTGAATGGCGTATCTATTGGTACTGCAAACATGGGTAGTACAACACTTGCTACGACAATTCGTGTTGGCGTGGAGTTTTATAGCTCAACTTTGGCGCAATACTTTACTGGGTATATTGGAAGTTTACGAGTAAGTAACACCGTAAGAACTGGTTTAACTACTTTACCTACTGCTCCATATACTTCTGATGCAAATACAGTTTATCTTTTAAATTACACAAACGCTGGCATCTTCGACTCTACTGCTAAGAATGTATTAGAGACTGTAGGCAACGCACAGGTAAGCACTACACAGGCGAAGTGGGGTACTACGTCGATGTACTTTGATGGTACAGGTGATTATCTAAATGCTGGTAAGAACGAAATGTTTAGTATTGGTTCAGCGGAAGATTTTACATTTGAAGCATGGATTTATGCGGCTTCTGTTTCTGATGTTTCAGTATTTGGCATAGGCTCAAGCACAACCTTTGCGTACAGGATTCTTTCGGGATCGCCTTATATTTATGTGCAAACAACTGGCGGTCTTTTAAACTCTGGAACAATAACCGCAAACACATGGACGCACATTGCTATATCAAGAAGCGGCGGAACTATGCGTTCGTTTTTAAATGGTGTTCAAGCTGCATCGGTTGCAAACACAGGATCATTTAGTGCTTCTGCCGGAACAGGCGCTGGTGTATATGCTGGAGCAGCTAATTTAGCTGGTGCTTCTACGCCCGGATATGTTTTTAATGGTTACATAGATGATTTGCGTTTTACTAAAGGTTACGCACGTTATACAGCTAACTTTACCGCTCCAACCGCAGCCTTCCCTCTCCAATAGGTGACTTATGTATTCTAAAAACGGATCAATTCCTAAAGCTGAGACAGATGGCACAGATGGCTGGATTGAAGTGGCTGATGCTCCTGAGTGTCCTGAAGGTAAAGAGGTAGTGTGGTGGTATCCACCGGGTTGGGTTATTCGTGATCCTAAGCCAGAGGGCAATTGGTCGTGGAGTCAATCGCAAGAGCAATGGGTTGAGTACATTCAGCCAGAGCAAATAACTGAGTTGGCCACAACGGATTTACCGGCTATCACTAGCGCCGATCTTAACTCTTTAACAAGTTCAGACATCCCAGCACTATGACGCCTGAGTTGCAAAAGTATTACGAAGATAGATTCTCAATGATGGCCACTCAAGGGTGGCTTGACTTGGTAGAAGATATTGACGAAATGGTGAACGCATTAAATAATCTTTCTGCTGTTGAAGACGAAAAAAGTCTACAATTCAAGAAAGGCGAACTTTCTATTTTGCTATGGCTGAAAAACTTACGACAAGTCAGCTCTGACGCTTATGAGGATTTAAATGCGCCGAATGTATGAATTTGCCTGTGAGAACGGGCATCGTATTGAGAAATTGGTCAGTTATGAGCTGGTTCAAGTTCAATGCGAGTGCGGAAGGTTAGCCGACCGCATAATATCTGCTCCAGCGTTTTTATTGGAGGGTTGGTCGGGGTCATTCCCGACCGCCGCAGCCCAATTTGATCGTAGGCATCGAGAAAAACTCGCTGCGGAGCAAAAAGCGAACAGATAACCAGCTTCTGGCCTGTTTATTATTATCCTGGGAACCAAAAGATGGCAGGAAAAGGAAACCTAATATGTTAGTTGATCCAGAAAATGAGTTGCCTTCTGAGTTAGAGACAGAAGAAGCCAAGCTAGATTCTACGATTGGAAATGACAAACCAGACCTTCCTGAAAGGTATCGGAATAAGTCTCTTGAAGACGTTATGAAGATGCACCAAGAAGCGGAAAAAGTCATTGGACGCCAAGCGCAAGAAGTCGGCGAAGTGCGGAAACTGGCTGATGAACTGATTAAGCAAAACCTCAATTCCAGACAGCAACCTATTGCAGAGGAAGAGCAGGAAGTGGACTTCTATGAAGACCCACAAAAGGCAGTTCGTAATACGATTGATAGGCACCCTGACATCATTGAGGCTCGAAAAGCCGCATCGGAGTTAAGGGCGTTACAGACTCAGCAAAAGTTAGCTCAAGCACACCCTGATTTCGAGCAAGTCGTTCGCGATGAGGGGTTTGTGAATTGGGTTAAATCGTCAAATATCCGCTTGGATTTATTCAAGCGCGCTGATGCAGAGTTTGATTTTGATTCGGCTAACGAATTGCTGTCCACCTATAAAGAGTTGCGTGGTATTCAGACGAAGCAAGCGACCCAACAAGCATCAACGGATCGCCAGAAAACGATGAAATCTGTACAAGTCGATAGCGGTGGAAGCGGTGAGAGTTCAAAAAGAGTTTACCGACGTGCTGACCTAATTCGGCTAAAAATGAACGATCCAGCCCGATATGACGCATTGTCTGATGAGATTATGGCGGCGTATCAAGAGGGCAGGGTTAAATAAAACTTTTGATCTAGGAGTAATAACATGGCAAATGCAGCATTTTCCCCAACCAATAGCGTAACGGTATCGAGCGCAGCAACCTTCGTTCCAGAGATTTGGAGTGATGAGATTGTTGCCGCTTATAAGAAGAACCTCGTTCTGGCCAATCTGGTCATGAAGATGAACTTCCGTGGCAAAAAAGGTGATGTGATCCACATCCCAGCACCAACTCGCGGCACAGCTAACGCTAAAGCGGCAACTGATGCAGTGACTTTGATCGCTGCCAGCAACACCGAAGTACAAGTATCGATCGACAAGCACTATGAGTACAGCCGTTTGATCGAGGACATCGCTGAAATTCAAGCTCTGAACTCAATGCGTCAGTTCTACACTGCCGACGCTGGTTACGCTTTGGCTCGTCGCGTTGATACCGATCTGGTTCAACTCGGTCGCGCATTTAACGGCGCAACAGTTGGCACCGACGACTATGCAACTAGCAACACAACTACTAAAGCCTTTATCGGCTCAAACGGTACAACTGCATACAACTCAACATCGTCGAATGCAGCCGCTCTGACTGATGCAGCTATCCGTCGCACAATCCAGCGTTTGGATGACAACGACACACCAATGGATGGCCGTTTCTTCCTGATCCCTCCTTCAAGCCGCAACACATTGATGGGTCTGGCTCGCTACACTGAGCAAGCATTCGTCGGTGATGGCAATGCAATCCGCAACGGCGAAATCGGCAACCTGTACGGTATCCCTGTTTTTGTCTCGTCCAACGCTGATACTGGCGCTGGTAACAGCACTACAGACCGTATCTGCTTGATGGGTCACAAGGATGCAATGGTTCTGGTTGAGCAGTTGAGCGTTCGTTCGCAGACTCAGTACAAGCAGGAATACCTCGGTACCCTGTTTACTGCTGACACGATCTATGGTGTTAAAGCCATGCGTGCTGCGGCAACTGTCGGCGCAGCTCTTTCGTCTTCGGCATTTGCCTTGGCCGTACCTGCCTAATTAAACTCCCCACCTTCGGGTGGGGGTTTTTAACCTAATTAGGAGAAATACTATGGCAACAGCATCGGCAGTAACTGTACGTGCAGGCAACGATCAATTCCGTGGCCTGTTTTCTGATACGTGGCTGGTAACAGCTACACTTGACGCTGGCTCGTTAGTAGATGGCGCTGGCGAAACTGATGACGTAACCGTCCCAGGCGTTGCCTTGGGCGATATGGTCATTGGCGCATCATTGGGCGTGGATTTGGTTGGTTTGACTGTTACTGGCTACGTTAGCGCAGCCAATACTGTTAAATTCCGCATCCAAAATGAGTCAGGCTCTACCGCTGACTTAGCATCTTCAACATTGCGCATCGTTGTAGTTCGTTCATTAGCATAAGATTCAGGGGCTTCGGCCCCTGATTTTTTAAAGGTTGTTATGGCTACATTTAGATGCCTTCAAAGTGGTCAAATGGTTACGTTTAACCAGCCCCACGATATAGATAGCATGAAAGGCCATGCCGGTTATGTGCGTATCGACGAGTCCGAAACTTTAGACGATAACGACGAACATTTAATAGTTATGCAGCCACCAGAGGCGCAAAAACGGCCTGGGAGGCCGAGAAAGATAGATAATGTCTGATATCGATTTGCGCGAATTTGGCAAACTAGAGGCTCAAGTTGAAGTGCTTCAGGTTGAAGTTAGCGCACTGCGCGAAGACGTCAAAAAGCTGTTGGCTATGGCTAACAAGTCTAAAGGCGGCTTTTGGGTCGGTATGGCCATTGCGTCAGCCATGAGCGGCATTTCGGCATTTGTCCTAGATCGGGTTTTTTTTAAATGAAAAACGGTCTATTAACCGGCAAAACCTGCCCCATTGCAACGCAGGATGTATCGGTCAATCTGAAAAACCGAAATCATGCGTTCAAAGAATACGGTTATGGCCCACCTAATCCAGATGAAGCCAACACGGCTTTCTGGATGAAAAAGGCCACGATGTACAACGCGCCGACCAATACCGTCAAAAGTATGAGATGCGGCAATTGTGCGGCGTTTATTCAGACGCCGAAGATGATGGAGTGCATTGTTGGCGGGTTGGAGAAGGACGAAAACGAAGATGAATTGTCGTATGACGAAGAATTTGTAGCAGCGGCTGATCTAGGCTATTGCGATTTGTTCCAGTTTACTTGTGCAGCGGCTCGCACTTGTGATGCGTGGAAGGGCGGCGGCCCTATAACTAAGGATTAAGATATGTCAACATTTCAGTTAGACCCTAATCAAGTGGCTTTCGGTGTGCCAGCTATGGGAACCACCCAAGTATTTTCTGTCACCAACTCTAGTGTTCAATCAACCGCTTTTGGTGCATCCACAACGATGGTTCGTTTATCTTGCTCTTTAGGACATTGCCATTTTCAAATTGGCACAAATCCAACAGCAAGTGTAACAACTTCACCCATGATGCCTAACAACTTTTCTGAAATTATTAGGGTAAATGCTGGTGAAAAGATTGCTGTCATTAAAGATGCAACTGTAACGGCATCAACATTTTCAGTAACGGAGTTAATATGAAAAAAGCAACTGGAGCTAAAAAGGTTGGCAAGGTCATGGGCGAGTATAAAGCCGGTACGTTACATTCTGGCAAAGGTGGCCCTGTAGTGACAAATCGCAAGCAAGCGGTCGCTATTGCCATGAGCGAAGCAAAAATGCCTATGAGAGGCCAACGCACTGCTAAGAATAAGATGGGAAAAATGAAATGAAAAACGGACTCTATGCCAATATCAACGCCAAGCAAGCCAGAATCAAAGCTGGATCGGGCGAGAAGATGCGCAAAGTAGGTAGTAAAGGTGCGCCAACTAAAGCTGATTTTGTACAGTCGGCTAAGACAGCGAAAAAGCCTAAAAAATGATTAAGCGCGGTAAAGAGGAATTTGCTGGCTATAACAAGCCTAAAGCGACTCCAAGCCACCCGACCAAATCCCATGTAGTCCTAGCCAAGGATGGGGATGAAGTCAAGCTGATCCGTTTTGGCCAACAAGGCGCTACTGGCAGTCCTGACGGCACAAAACGCAATGAAGCATTCAAAGCGCGGCATGCCAAGAATATTGACAAAGGCAAGATGAGCGCGGCGTATTGGGCAAACAAAGTTAAATGGTAGCCAAAAATAAAGTAATTTCTTTATAATAGGGGCGATGGCTTCTTCCCATTGGGGATAGGCAAAAGCTGGCTCTGTAAGGTTTGCGGGGAAGCGAATGACCTATCTTGAAATTGTAAATTCTATTCTGGTGCGATTGCGTGAGCCGACGGTATCAACTGTCGGCCTTGATGCGTATTCGACTCTTATCGGCAAGTTCGTTAATGACGCCAAGCGCCAAGTCGAAGACGCTTACGATTGGAATGTTCTCGGCCAAGAAAAAACCGTTACTACCACATCCGGCACGTATGTCTATTCGTTGACCGGAGCAGGTCAAAAATTCCGTGTATCAAGCGACCCGCTAAATACGACCAGCAATGTTGTCATGCAAAATATTAGCGTGGCCGCTATGCGCCAAAAGCAAAACTTCACCCCGATTGTCACCAACATCCCAGCGCAGTATTGCTTTGAGGGTGTTGACGGCAATGGTGATGCTCAAGTTCAATTGTATGGCCGTCCTGATGGCGTCTATACCATCAAATTCTTTTTGACCATCCCCCAAGCTGTTCTGTCATCAGACGGCACATCGGTGTTGGTGCCTGACGTATTGGTTGAGCAAAATGCCTATGCTAGAGCGTTAGTTGAGCGCGGCGAAGATGGTGGATTGAGTTCGTCAGAGGCTTACAACTTGTATCGCTCCATGTTGGCTGACTACATTTCGTTGGAAGCTACGCGCTTCCCTGAAACTCAGGAGTTTGTTCCAGTATGAGTCAAGCACTTGAACGATTTAGCGTTAACGCACCAGGCTTTTATGGCTTGAATACGCAAGACTCGCCATTGGATTTGGCGGCTGGATTTGCGTTGACTGCGATTAACTGCATTCTGGACAAGTACGGTCGGATGGGCGCACGTAAGGGATGGACGAAAGTTAATACCAGTTCGGGCAATTTGGGCGCTAACGATATTGGCGTCATCCACGAATTGGTGCTTACTGGTGGATCGGTAACGACTCTATTTGCTGGAAACAATAAGATATTCAAATTAAGCGGCACAACAGTTACTGAGTTGACCTATGGCGGTGGTGGTACAGCACCAACCATTAGCGCCAACAACTGGCAGTGCGCATCGTTAAATGGAGTAACATATTTTTTTCAGTCCGGTCATGATCCAATAATCTATGACCCAGCGGTTAGTTCTACAACGTACCGCCGAGTAAGTGAAAAGTCTGGTTATGCCGGTACGGTGCCACTAGGGAATATTTGTATTTCTGCGTATGGTCGCTTGTGGATTGCTAACAGTACGTCAGATAAAACAACGCTAACCTTTTCTGATTTGATTGCTGGCCATATTTATACCGGCGGCTCATCAGGCACATTAAACGTCAATAACGTGTGGGCTAACGGTGCTGATGAAATAACCGGCCTAGCAGCGCACAACGGCTTTTTGTTTATCTTTGGCAAGCGGCAGATTTTGGTTTATCAAGGTGCGACAACACCTAGCACAATGTCGTTGTACGACACCGTGGTTGGTATTGGTTGCCAATACCGTGATTCGATTCAAAGCACCAACACAGATGTGGTGTTTTTGTCCAACAGCGGTGTGCGCTCAGTTCTTAGAACCATTCAGGAAAAGTCTGCGCCATTTCGTGACTTGAGTAAGAATGTTCGTAATGACTTGATGCAGTTGGTAGCAGGTGAAACACCGGCGAATATTAAAGGCGTTTATTCAGAAATAGACGCATTCTACTTATTGACGTTCCCAACGGCGGGTCAAGTTTATGTGTTTGATACGCGAAATGTTATGCAGGATGGATCATCGCGGGTAACTACGTGGAACGACATTAAACCAACGGCAATGTATGCGTTACGCAATGGCGACCTATTGATTGGTAAGAATGGTTACGTTGGTAAATACGGCGGGTATCTTGATGACACTAGCACGTATCGAATGCAGTATTACACCAATCATGCCGACTTAGGTGATGTTGCTGTTACGTCGATTGTTAAGCGCATATCCATTGTTGCTATTGGCGGTTCAGACCAAGTGGTAACGATTAAATGGGGTTACGATTTTTCTGAGAACTATTTGTCTCAGAACGTATCAGTTCCAACGCAAGGTATTTCTGAATATGGCACGGCTGAGTATGGTGCTAATGGCGTTCCTGTTGCGCAGTATGCCGGTGGTATTGTGATTCAGAATTTATTTGCTCAAGCTACTGGTTCGGGTAAAGTTTTCCAGACAGGCTATGAAGCCGAAGTGAATGGGTTTGAATTATCGATTCAAAAGATTGAAATTTTGGCCAAACGTGGCCGTATAAATTAAGGGGCGGCAATGTCTGACTATACCAAATCAACCGACTTTGCATCTAAGGACGCGCTGCCATCAGGCAACTCGGCCAAGATTGTAAAGGGTACGGAGATTGACACAGAATTTAATAATATTGCGATTGCTGTTGCGACTAAGGCTGACTTAGCCAGCCCAGGCTTTTCTGGTAGCCCAACAGCACCAACGCAAACAACTGGCGACAATACATCTAAGTTGGCCACAACAGGGTTTGTGCAAGCTGCATTAAGCGCTCTGTACCCTGTTGGCTCGATCTATACCAATGCGGCAGTTAGCACCAACCCTGCTACGTTACTTGGATTTGGTACATGGTCAGCGTTTGGCGCTGGTCGTGTCATGGTTGGTCTTGATGCTGGCAATGCAGCGTTCGATACAGCGCAAGAAACTGGTGGCTCTGCTGATGCGATTGTCGTTAGCCATAGTCACACGGCAACATCAAGCGTTAGCGACCCTGGCCACAACCACACAATAGGATTTCAAAATCACACAATTGACCAAAACTCCGGATCAGCAGCTCTTGCTAAACAAGGCACATCAAACACAAGCACCGCAAGCACAGGCATTAGTGTTAGCACTAGCATTAGTACAACAGGCTCAAGCGGAACAAACGCTAACTTGCCGCCGTACATCGTTGTTTATATGTGGCGCAGAACGGCATGAGTGCAGTATTGGAAAATGTTGGCGGTGAGATTACTCACCACTTTTCAGACGGCTTGTATGCCAAGGAAGCATTCGTTCCTGCTGGCACGGCCATCATGAAACACACGCACAACTTTAGCCATCTATCTATTTTGGCTAAAGGTCGTGTTGCAGTAATGAAAGGCGAAGTCATTGAAATTATTGACGCGCCAGCGTGTATAAATATTGAAGCAAACGTAGTTCATGGCATTAAGGCCATGAGCGATTGTGTCTGGTTTTGTATCCATTCGACGGATGAAAAAGACCCGTCTAAAGTGGATGAGATTTTAATTAGAGGGGAATAGTATGCCAATTGTTGCCGCAGGGGTAATGGGTGGGTTGAATTTGGTTGGCGGCATGATGGCTGCTGACTCTGCTAAAGATGCCGCACGAACATCAGCAAAAGCACAAATAGAAGCAGCACGAATTGCCGCCGAAGAAGCTCGCTTTAGGCCAGTTGGCGTTACGACGCGCTTTGGTACAAGCCAATTTGGTACAGATGCTAGTGGCCGAGTAAGTAGCGCTGGGTATACGCTATCGCCAGAACTAAAAGCCTATCAAGATCGTTTGATGGCGTTAAGCGGTCAAGGATTGACGCAAGCCGAAGCAGCTCAAGGAATGTATCAGCCGCTAACTGGTGCAGCAACTGGCCTGTTTAATTTGGGTCAACAATACTTAGCGCAGTCGCCTGAAGCAGTTGCCGCTCAGTATATGCAAAGCCAGCAAGACTTGTTAGCGCCAAGTCGTGAGCGTCAATATGCTCAACTGCAAAATCAGTTGTTTAATACTGGCCGCGGTGGTTTGTCTGTTGGCGCAACAGGTATTCGCCCAGGCGGCGGTGCTGGCCTTGCCGCTAGTAATCCTGAATTAGAGGCGTACTACAACGCATTGGCTCAACAAGACGCTGCATTAGCTTCCCAAGCACAACAAGCAGGTCAACAACAGGTAGCTTTTGGGACAGGTTTGTTTGGCCAAGGTGCTGGATTGTTGGGTCAGTATCAAGCCGGTCAAGTAGGCGCTTTAAATCCATTTAGCACTTATATTGGCGGCGCAAGTACATTGGAAAGTTTAGGTCAGCAACCGTTAGAGTTGGGCGCTAATATTGGCGGTAGAAATGTTAATACAACAGGCGCAAATGCTTTGTTGGAGGGTGGAATTAACGCCGCAAGAACTATGCAGCAAGCTAATGCCTACAACCCATATAGCGCAGCGATACAAGGTTTTGCAAGTAATCCTTATGTTCAACAAGGCGCACGCAGCTTGTTTGGTGGAGGAAGTTCACCAACTGGTTCATATGATTTTTCATCAGTTCAGCCATCAAGAACATACGCTCCATCCCCAATGACTTCACCAGATATGTACCGTCGCAGCGCGTTTGATTATTACCCTGGCGGCGATTACGCTGGTGCAATATAAAACATAAAGGACAATAATCATGGCAAGCGAAATCTTAGGTCTGTTTACATCGCCGGAGCAATACCGAGCGATGCAAGATCAGCAAACACAAAGGGAAGCGATTCAATACGCTGGTCTTACGCCGTTTCAACGTGCTGACGTTAGTTTATATAGTGGTGGCAAACAACTTGGCCAAGCTGTTGGCAGTTTGTTTGGTATGGAAGACCCACAACTGCGCAAAATATCAATGCGTCAGCAAATGCTGACCGGTGCTGGTGGTAATCCACGTATCAATTTGAATGACCCAGGCTCTATGCTTCGTGCGGCTAATTTAGCGCAGGAGCAAGGCGATCCAGAGTTTGCTCAGTATCTTATTGGTGCAGCCAACGATCTAGCCAAGAACATAGCTGATATGCGTTCAAAGTCAGCCACCGCTGCCAAAACTGAATTGAGCATTGCTCAAGAGGAAAAGTTGCGCGAAGAACTTGGCAACCTTGGCCCAACGCCAACTAATGAGCAAGTGTTAGCGGTTGTGTCTAAATATGGTTCACCTGAGAAAATAATGGGTGTTTTGCAAGCTACTCAGACGGCGCAAGCTAATAGAGAAGCGCGCAAAGAAGAAAAGCAATTAATGCTTGATCAACGCACACAAGAATTAGCGGATAAGGCGGCTCAAAGAGAAAGAGAATTGGAAGTTGCTCACGCAAGAAGATTGGAAGAATTAAGGCAAAGAGGCGCTGATGCAAAAGATTTACAAGCACAAAGATCGGCAGATAAGAGAGAGCTAGAAGCTCAGAGATTGGCAGACAAAAAAGAGGCAAGAGATTTAGCGGCGGCAAACAAACCATTACCCGCTGGCATTCAAAAAGCTGAAGACGCTGATTATGATGCGGCTCAAGCAGCGATTAATCTGGCCACTGATGCTGATAAATATTTGACTAGCATCAAATCCGGCAATATTAAGTTTGGTTTAAAAGACAGAATAAGCATTACAGCTCGCAGCGCACTTGGTTCAGGCGATCCAGATGTGGTAGCACGTAATGACTTTGAACGCTTTAAGACAACGCTAGTCAATGAATCATTGCGCTTAAATAAAGGTACTCAAACTGAAGGCGATGCAGCTAGAGCAGCCAAAGAATTGCAAGGTGCTGAATCTGCTGCTGATGCAGGAAAAGCGATTCAGACATTGCGCGATTTAAATGCTCGCCGTGCTGCTGATTATAAGAATACTATTGAGCGCCGTCGTGCTAACGCTAAGTTACCGATGCCTGAGATGATATTTGAGTCACCTAAGTTTGAGCCGCACGTATTCACCAATGCCGACTATGCAGCATTGCCAAAGGGTACGGTATTTATTGATGACAAGGGCGTTAGAAGGAGAAAACCATAATGGCTAAAAACGCATGGGAAGACGCTCCGGTTGTTCAGGAAGAAGCGCCACAAGTATCTACGTCAGTCTTTCAACCTTCCGTTCCCTATTCTGGTGCGGCAGAGGCTGGTCGTGCTGTAGCGCAAGGCGCTTCATTTGGCTTTGCTGACGAGATAGAGGCGGCTTTTCGTACAGGTCGAATTAGCGGCCCTCAATACGAAAAACTAAGAAATGAACTACGCGCCCAGCAAGGTCAGTTCGGCCAAGATTATCCGAACGTCAAAACACCATTGGAATTGGCTGGTGGTTTGATTGTGCCATTTGGTAGCTTACAGGCTGCAAACCGTTTAAAAACTGGCACACAAGCAATGTTAGCTGGTGAGAGATTAGGCGGCCAAATAGCGCGTGGTACTGCTGTAGGAGCCGCTACAGGCGCTTTATCTGGCGCTGGCTATGCAACCAAGGACACCGGCGAAGAAGCTGTCAAAGGCTCTATTTTTGGCGGTGCGTTAGGCGGTACAGTTCCTGTTGCTCTTAAAGGCGCTGGAGGTGTTATTCGCAATGTCCTAAATGCTTCGGGGATTGGCGATCAACAAGTTGCATCGTCCAAGATTCTGGCTAACTATCTGCAAAAAGACAATTTAACACCTAACGAAGCAATGTCCGCATTGGATGAGCTGCGCCGCATTGGCGTACCTAATGCCACCATAGCTGATCTTGGTGAGAATCTCCGTGGCCTAGCATACAGTGCTTATGCCGTTCCATCTAAGGCCAAGACAGGCACTCAGAATTTCTTAGAGAGTCGTTTAATTGACCAGAAAAACGACGTTGTTACGGCATTGGCTAACAAAGCTGGTTTAGATGTAAATGCTAATGGCTACGAAAGATTAAATAGTTTAATTGAAGATCAAGCATTAAAGGCAAAAACAGCTTATCCAGCGGCTTATAGCAAAGACGTTTACGCCAAAGATTTTCGCAAATACATGGATCGTGATCTATTTAAAAATGCGTACAAAGAAGCAGTTAAACGTGCTGATGCGCGTGGCGAAACTTTGCCACCATTGGATGCGTTATTAAGCGACCGCCGTGTTCCAACGGATGTTATGCACCAACTTAAAATTGGCCTTGATCGCATTGTTGAAAAAGAAACCGACGCAATTACTGGAAAAGTTACTGGATACGGTAACGATGTTTCAAAAGCAAGAAAAGAATTTAACGATTTGCTAAAAACAAAAAATGATGCCTATCGCAAAGCCAATCTTGAATATGCTGATTCAGAAAAAATTCAAGACGCATTTCAAATGGGTCAAAAGTATCAAAAGTTAGACCCTAAAGAAGCTGCCGCAAAGATTAAAGCATTTAACCCTGCTGAAAAAGAATCCTTCCGCATGGGTATGATGGCCGATATTAATAACCGTGCTGGCGATTTTAAAGGTGGTGACTTTACTCGCCAAGTATTTAAAAGCGACAATCAAAAGGGATTAGTTAGATTAGCTTTTGAAGATCAAAGCAAATACAACGAATTCTCTCAGTTCATCAAAGCAATTGATGAGCAAGGCAAAACTGCCAAAAAAGTTATTGGTGGCTCACCAACTGCCGAGCGCTTGGCTACTCAACAAAACGCTGGTGAGATTGCGCAAATTGCTCAGAATGCTGCGCGTGGTGATTTGCTTGGTACAACTAGAGCGTTGGCCAGTACGTTGTTTTCTAGAGCAAAAGGCATCAGCTCTGAGTCATCCGAAGCATTGCAAAAGCGTTTATTTACGTCTAACCCTGATGAGCAACGCGCCATTTTGCAAGAATTACAGACAAGAACTCAGCGCCGACCAGTTGGCCTTTTGTCTGGTGCGGCTGCGACAGGTACGGCTACAGGAATATTAGGCGACTAAATGCCATTTGCGCTGATCGCAGCGGCAAATACTGCGATTGCGGCAGCGAAGGCCGGATGCAAACTTTACAAAGACATCAAGAATGCAGCCGGTGATGTAAGAGAAGTATTGGATGATCTGAAATCGCAATTCAGCAAGATTCAGAATCCAACGAATGAACAAAAGATTCAGTTCAATGAAGAAGTACAGAAGGTTCAGAAGATAGCGAAGACTGACCCGAATGATGCGCTTGGCGACATAGGCGAACATTTGGGTAAGTTCTTAGACGCATTTGATATGATTGAAAAACTTTTTTTGCAGGAAGAACGTGATTCAAAAAAAGTATACAAGGGCGAAGAATCTATCGGTCGGCGAGCGTTGCGGCGCGTGTTGATACGAAGTCGATTGAACTCCATGTACGCCGATATACGCACCGAAATGACGTATAACGCACCGGCTGAGTTGGGCGACTTATATACCCGCTTTGAAAAAATGTGGGGTCAGATTCAGGAAGAGCAGCGCATAGCCAATGCGGAAGAGTTAAGAGCAATACATTTAGCCGCAGCGAAACGAAGGCGAGCTATTAGAAAGATCAAGGAAAATGCGACATGGTTTGGCGCGGTTCTGTTCGTGACCCTATGGTTAATAAGCCTCCTACTACTGATAAGGATGAGCAAGACAATATCCCTTGGGTACTATTGATTTGTCTAATTTCGATGGTGTTGACACTTGCCATTGCATTGCCGTTAGTTGGTTTAGCAATTATGGACGCAAACAACGCAACGAATGCGGCCATTATTGAAGTTGATAGAATGCGCAGGATACGCAAATTATTGATGCGTGAACTAGAGGAAAAAAATGCTGACACTCAACCAACTGAAGCAACTACTACCAAGGAATAAGTATGTCGAACATTGGCATAATGCTCTGCATCAACTGCTTCCTGACTATGACATTAATACCGCTCATCGTATTGCTGCTTTTGTAGCGCAATGCAGTCATGAGTCTGGTGGCTTTACAACGCTAAAAGAAAATCTGAATTACAAGCCACAATCCCTTCGCAGACTTTTTAATAAGTATTTTCCAGATGACGCTATCGCTAACCAGTATTGTGCGCGCCCTAATAAGCAAGAGGTC